GCCAGGGGACACCATCCCCGTTCCCGTGGTCGCCGCGAACACGAGCCCCGTGGCTTCGACCGCCGCCGAGACCATGAGCCCCACGACGTCCAGGATTCCGGTCTGGACCAGATGAGCTGGCAGGCCACCACCGTCGACGTTGAGGTCACCGAACGCGACGAGACCTCAGGGTTCGCCGAGCTGGGGGTGGCCATCCCGCTCGTGGCGGCCCTCGCCCAGCAGGGCATCACAGATCCCTTCCCGATCCAGCGCGCCACCATCGCCGACGCCATCGCGGGTCGGGACGTGCTGGGGCGCGGACGCACCGGCTCCGGGAAGACCCTGGCCTTCGGCCTGCCGCTGCTGACCCGTCTGGCTGCCGGTGAGGCGACAGGTACCCCCCGCGCCGTGGTCCTGACCCCCACCCGCGAACTGGCGTTGCAGATCGCCGACAACCTGTCCCCGCTGGCCGCCGTGATGGGGCTACGCCTGTTCCTGGTGGCTGGTGGCATGGCCTACGCGCCGCAGATCAAGGCCTTCGAACGGGGAGTGGACGTGGTGGTGGCCACCCCCGGCCGGCTCATCGATCTCCTGGAGCAGGGAGCCGCCGACCTCAGCCAGGTCGAGGTGATGGTCCTCGACGAGGCCGACCACATGAGCGACCTCGGTTTCCTGCCAGCCGTCACCACCATCCTCGAGGCCGTGCCCGCGGACGGGCAGCGGCTCCTGTTCTCCGCCACCCTCGACGGTGCGGTGGACGCACTGGTCAGGAACCATCTCGCCGATCCGGTCGCCCACGAGGTGGACTCCGGCAAGGCGTCGGTGACCACCATGACCCATCACGTGCTGCACGTGGTCCCGCACCACAAGAACCAGGTCACGGCCGAGATCGCGAACCGGGAGGGCAGGACCGTGGTCTTCGCCCGCACCCAGATGGGAGCCGACCGCATCGCGAGGCAGCTGCGTGAGGCCGGGGTGATGGCCGGGGCGCTGCACGGCGGTCTCACCCAGGGCGCCCGAGCCCGCATCCTCGCGGCCTTCAAGCGCGGCGAGGTGCCCGTGCTGGTCGCCACCGACGTCGCCGCCCGTGGCATCCACGTCGACGACATCTCCCTGGTGCTCCAGGTGGATCCTCCCAAGACCAACAAGGACTACCTCCACCGCGCCGGACGCACCGCCCGCGCCGGCGAGGAGGGGGGGGGCGGTTGCGGATGTACACGTCGCCGGCAAAAATCAGGCCGTCGTCTGCTTGTCGTGTCATGGTTTCCTCCTAGGGTTGGATGATGACGGTGGTGGTGAATGAGATGGGGTAAAAGGCGTAGCCGTCGTTGTATTCGATGGCGGGCGGGGCGGTGCGGACGAACGGGCCCGCGGCGTATTCCGAGCCCGCATCCCAGCCGCCGAAGCTGTGCTGGATGGCGGCCAGTACCGCGCCGACTTCGTACAGTCCGGTACGCGCGCCGGCGTAGCTTTTGGCTAGGATGAAGGTAAAGTACAGCCGTTCGGTCACCTTGCGTCCGTTACCCGCGCTGTCTTCCGGCCTGCTGCCGCCGTAGGCCACATACACCGCGCCGTCGAGCGGGGCGGCCTTGCGGCGGGCGGAGGCGGTGGAAAGCAGTTCGGCCAACTCGCCGACTTCCTTCACGGCTTTCACGCCGGGAACGGTTTTCAGGCGTTCGAGTATCAGCGGGTAAACCGCCAACGGGTTGTCGTGCTGTTTAAGTCTCGTCATGGTGCGATCAGGCCGTTGAGCCAGTCCTCCAGCAGGTGGTCGATGTTGCGGTAGTCTTTATCGGACAAACCGAGGAATGGTCGGGCGGGCATGTGCGCCGTGCCTTCCTGCAAATAGGCGGCGTAATTCATCACCGAGCCGATGATGACGCTGTCGGTGGATGCCTCGTGCGTGATACTGGCCAGCAAGTGGCCGTGGTCTACCAAGATGCCGCCGCGCCCGTTTTTCCGTTGCTTCGTCTGCGCCGAAACGTCCGCCCACTTCACGCCGTCGGGGGCGGCCTTCTCTTCGGCGATGCGGTGGCGGGCCGAGGATTCGACGATGCCGCCGATGGCGCGCAACGGTTCTTCCAAGCCGCCGGACAAGGTGCCGGCCAGTTTGCCCAGGCGTGCGGACAGGCGGGACAGGTCGTGGTGGACGATCATCCTCATGATTTGATCCACTCCCGCAGGTCGGGTTCCCGGTTGGCGTAGACGGCATAACGGCTGGCATCTGCCGCCGTGCGTGTCCCGTCGAGCATATTCGGGTTTTTAACCACGGTTTTAAACCACGCCACCGCCGCCCGGTAGCGTTCGTCCACAGCCTGGTTGTAGCCGACCTCGTAGAGGTAGTAGCGTGCGATGTCGCACACTTTCAGCTTCAGGACGTGCGGTACGGCATCGAAGGACAGGTTCGCCGCCTTCAGATACGCGCCCGCCTCGGCGTCGGCGTCGGCAATGGCGGTGTCCAGCACGGCGTAGTCTATGCTGTCGTAGCCGTCGCGGCCGGTGCGTTGCGCCAGTTCGGTTTCGCCGAAGCGCGTAATCATGTCCTCGCGGGTAATCAGCATGGTTCTTCCTGTTTTCAGACGGCCTTAAAGGCCGTCCGAAGGGTTAGGCGGTCAAAGTGGCCACTAAATCCGGGCGCAATACCAAGGGCAGCGGGTTGGACTGCATTTCCAAGTCGTAGCCTTTGCCGAATTTCATCGGCTCGCGTTTGGCGTAATACGGCAGGGCGACGGTATTGACGGTTTCGGTGTAGTTCGCGGGGGCGAAATACTCCTCGTACAGCCTGCCCGGGCCGGTCGGCAGCAGGATGGCTTTGTCGTCGTCGAGTTTGGCTTTGCCGAAGTTGCCGGTGTAGTGGATGAAGCGGATGCCGTTGTGAACGAACTCTATCGGGTTGATGCCGTCGGCTTCGCGGTAGGCCGCGCCTTCGCGCCAGCGTTCGTACAGCGGTTTGACGGATTGGTGGTACTTCAGGGCTTCGATAAATTCAAAACCGCACAGTGCCACCCAGCCCGTTACCGCCGCACCGCGCAGGGCGGAACGCTGTTTGGCCAAGGCTTCGTCGATTTGCCTGCCGACCTCGGTCGTTTCCGTAGAGAGCTTCATGTCGTAAGTCGTGCGGGTCAGGCCGAACTCTTGGTAAATATCGTAGATTTCGCTGCCGTCGGCATCGAGGATTTTGCCCAGCAGCGCACCCAGCATCAGGTGTTCGCGAGTGTATTCCAAGTTTTGTTTGCCGTCGGCCAGCTTGGCCTCCACCTTCGCCATCACAGTTTCGGCCTCGGTTGTACCGAAGGCGCGCAAACCCTGTACGTCTTCCGCCAATACGGAATCATGCACGGGCAGGTGCGGGATGCGGAAGGTGCGGATATTGCGGTTTTTCACCGGTACGGTATCGGGCGTGCCGCCGTTGCGCGGTTTGGCCTGCACCAGCTTCAGGGTGGTGTCCTGCCGCTCGATATCCACTTTGGTATCGGACAGGTAGACGGGTTTGAAAAGTTCCAAATCGCGGATTTGGGTCGGCGTGGCCTGAATGCTGCCGATGGCGCGGGTCAGGGCGCGCAGGCCGAATTTGCTGTTGTCGTCCAGAATCATGTTTCTGCCTTTTTAAGAAGTTATGCGGCGGGTGTACCGGTATAGACGATGCCGTAGGGGTCGCCGTCGGCTTTCAAGCCGTCGAGGTTGCCGCCTGCGGAAGCGGCGGCCTTGACGGCGGCATCGGCCACCAACGTCAGGTCGATGATGCAGTTGTGCGGCTGTACGATGACGATACCGTCCTGCTCGTTGGTCAGTGCCAGCAGTTTCTTGCCGGCGCGCGGGGCGTAATCGACAAACGTGCCCGCCTTCGTGCCTTTGGCGGCGGCGACTTTGGCGCGGGTCAGCGGCGTGGCCTCCCATTTCAGGAAGTCACCGACGACGCGGCCCAAGGTTTCGGCTGTGGTTTTCGGATCAGACATAATTTTTGCCTTTCACGGTAGAGATGGAGAATTTGCCTTCGTCCTCCTGTTCGGGCGCATGGCCGTCCGACAGCAGCACTTTGGGCAGGTCGGCGGCGGCCTTGGGTTTCAGGTCGGCAATCATCGCGGCGGCGGCTTCGGGGTCGGCCGACAGCAGCACGGCCAGCGTCGCTTCGGACAGGCCTTGAAACTTGCCGTCCCCGTCCTCCTTAAAGCCTGCGGCGGACAATTTCGCTTTGACCTGGCTTTTCTTGGCAGCCGCTTCGGCCTCTTTCAGCTTTTTCTCGACTTCGGTTTTTTCGGCCTTGAGCGTATCGACTTCCGCCTTCAGGTCGTCAAACGCTTTCTTTTCTTCGGGTGTCATGGATAACTCCACAGGTTGTTTAAAAATATCCGGCAAGGGGCTGCCGTCCGACAACACCACCGCCTCCGTCTCGCTGTCCACGCCGACGGCGGTAAACGACACTTCGCGCACGGTACAGCGGCGCATAACGACTGCGGGGCCGTACACCTCGCCGCCATTGACGGTCAGGGATGCGCCCGCTTCCAGCATCTCGAAGGATTCCGCCTGTACATAAACGGACATCTCCCACGGGAATCCTTGGTCGGCCGCTTCGGCAATCTGCGTGCCAAATTCGTTCGACAGCAGGCTGCCCTCGGCAATCAGGCCGTCCGCCGTGACCGACAGGCGGCACACGCCCGCCATCTTGACGGGCGAATGCTCCAGCAGGACGGGGACGGACGCTTTGTGCCGCAGCCCTTCGAAGTCGACGACGGTCTGCGTGCCGCCGTAGCCGAACGGCTTGCCGCTGTTGGCGGTGCCTTTGAAGGTGCGCACTTCGTCCGCGCGGCCGGCCAAAGCGACCGGCAGGGCGGCGGAAAGTTTGATTTCAAGGGGTGTTTTCGTATTCATGCCGCCATTGTTACAGGCAAAACAGCGCGTTATGGTTAGTCTCGCTGCATCAAGTGCCGACGGGCAGGCGGCAGGCATAAAAAAACCCCCCCCCCCCCCGGGGGCGGGGGGGCGGAGCGCGCGGCGGCGGGGGGTCG